TTATATGTTATACTTCTAAAAAATAAGAATGAGAATACTCGTAGAAACAGGAAGTCATAAGACAGAGGAAGCTCCACAAAAGCAACCAATTCCACAAGAAGTCGAAGAGGCTTTGTTTAATGCCCCGGTCGCCTCGAGCGGTGAGGTGTCGATTGTTGATGTGTTGGGGAGAATATCGAATGCAAAATATAAAAAGTCAGTCGAGGTTCTTTTATTACGTGAAATCTTTTCTGGAATTAAGAAAATCGTTTTTGCTTCTAAAACACAAAACACAAAGGTACAACAAATAGCTGATTGGTTCAATACAAATTACGTTGATATTTTCAAAGTCATTTATTCTTATGGCGTTTTACCTATCAATTTCACTAAACGTCAAGAAGTGATGGATATTACACTTGTAAAAAGACCAACGGTACACATTAAAGACGATGAGCTGAAATGTAATGCGCACGTCGCTATATTTACCGACGAGATGCAACTCGTTGGTGTATCGCTAAAAACATTGCTTCGCGCTTTGGTAAATGATATTACAGAAATAATTGCCCGTGATAGTCAAATTAATAAAAATTTAGGGTTGCTCGGTATTGTTTCTCGTGGCGGCACAAATGGTACTGGTGTTATTTTGCCAGGCGATTTGGAAAAGATAGAGAAAAAGCTAAACAGCAGAGGAGAGGACTTTTTTGGTCTGATAACTTCGGAGAGTGATTTGCGTTTTTTAAAAATTGAACTTCCCATTGCACAACTACAACTTGCTGAAAAGCTACAACAAAAATTACAATTGGCGTGTGCAGTTATTGGCGTGCCTTACATACTTTTGAACACGGGAGGCAATATGACTTATGAAAATCAAACAGAGGCACGAGTGAAATTTTACGAAACAACAGTTAAAGCCCTTGCTGAGATAATGCTCGAAGCTGGTCGCAAGTTAGTAAAAAATTTGCCCGATTTAGTGCCGAGCACAGACCTCGATTATACTATAGAACAACAAACAATTAAAACAGATGTGTAATGAAAAAACTATTTGCAAACTTCCTATTAAAAGAAAAAGGAAAAGAATTAAAATACACTGAGGATAGCGATAATTTCACTATTGAATGCGATGCTGCTACCTTTAATGTGTACAACGAGAACGCCCAAAATTGGCTCCCTCGCTCATTTGACCAATGCCTAAAAGAATTTTACGGTGATACCCTTAATGTGGTTTGTGGCATCGAGCATAAATATGACGGCTTGCCGATTGCCGTATTTGAACGCATTCAAACGAACGGCGAAAAGATGACAACCACATTACGCATACCAAAATCAATCAAATTTAATCTTGACTACACAATTCCTGCAATTAAAGCTGGTATTTTACAAGGTCTATCAACGGAGGGGTGGTTCGAAGATTATTCATTCACTGAAAATGGTATCGAAGTAAAAAGCGGCTTCCTTGCAAAAATTGATTTGGTGAGCATTCCTGCAGACCGTGAGGCACGTTTCAAAAACACGGTTATTGAGATAGAAGAACAAGAGAAAAATAAACCTAATATATTAAACTGGTTATGAAAAAATATATAACAGATACGGAACTAAACGAAATGCCGAAAAAAGATATTGAGGCGATAAAGGTGGTGACGGTAATCGAGCCAGAGCCAACGCCGAAGCCTCAAAGTGTAGTAAAAAAAGTTATTAACAAAAAAAAGTTTAAAAAATGAAAAAAGAAACTTTGAAGAAATTCGCAAATGCTTCGGTAAAAGCTAAATCTAAACGCCTTTACCAAAATGTGACTGCCGAAGAAGCACGCCAGTCGTTGGAGGGAGAAATTGCAGCCCTCGAAGAGTTATTGACCGCGTTAGATGGCGAGCAAGATGACTCTGAAATTGTTAAAATGGTAGAAGAACAACGTAAGGCTCTTGAAGACTTGCGTAAGTCTTTAACCGAAAAGATTGCCGAAATCAAAGATGCTGCTCCTGCTGCCGAAAACTTTGAAAATGGTCGTCAAAAATTTGCTAACGCTTTGCAAAAAGCTGTCGAGGCTGGTTTGAAAGCCGAAACAATGATTGCAAAAGTACGTTTCGCCAATGCGAACAACGCTAACTTTAACGTTCCTTATTACGACGAAGAAATTACGTTGGAAGACAGACCGATGCCTTCATTTTTGGAAGCCTGCCGTCAAATTCCTACAGGTGGTGCGACCTCTGTTGTTTGGAACGAAGTTGAAAGCGGAACAAACGTAGCTGCTATCATTGCTGTTGGTCAAGACAAGCCCGTTAAATCTAACTCAACAGCTGCTGCTGTTGCTGGTCAAAACACATTAGTCGAAATCGTAAAATTGCCTGTTCAATACAAAGAGGCTGCTCCTGTTTTGCAGGACATCTACGAAAAAGACTTGATGGACGACGTGAACGAAAAAGCAAACAGTCAAGTGCAAGCTGTTATCGCTGCTGGTGCTAACGCTTACGCTGGTAGTGTTAAAACCGTTACATCTCCTGCTTTATGGCAAGTGGTTATGGGCGTGGCAAACGAATGTCGTAAAAATAAACCTTCTCAAAAAGTTTATGTTTGGGTTAGCTCAAATAAAGCTGTTGAGTTGGATTTGATGACCACATTAAACGGTGATCCTGTATCCGTTGAGTTCGCAAGCAAAGGCATTGAGTTGCGCACATTCACTCCTGATAATACCTACACCGATGACAAAATCTTTGCAGCTGTTGAAGGTAAAATTCGCTTTTACAATGACGGTCTCCAATTGTCAACGTCCGAGCACGCTTATTGGGCTAATAACCAAATAGGTATTAAAGCCGAATATCTGAACGAAGCAATCGTTTTGCGTGGTTCTGATGTTGTGAACACTTGTTACGATTCTATTGCTCGCATTCAGGGGTTGATGACACCAGCTCCAAGCTCTAAAATTGTTACTTCTATGCTCGTTAAATCGGCTCCAACAAAAGTAACTTACACCACTGCTGAAACTTTGGAATTGGCAGGTTTGGTAGTTACTCTGTTGTACAGCGATGAAACTTACGAAGATGTAGCATTTGCCGACTTTGGTACTGCAATCACAGCTGATCCTGCGAACGGTAGTGCTTTAGATATTACCGACACATCGGTTATATTGAAACACGTAGCAAGCAACGTGACTGTATCGTTCCCTATTACAGTAACAGCTGCTTAATTATTAACATGCAAATAAAAGAACAATGACAGCACAAGATTACATAGCAAACGGATACAAACTATCTGCAAATACTTCCTCGACGGAAATCGACAGAGCGGTAGCGGAAGTTACTCGATGCTACGTTGAGCCATTTGGTATTGAAACGGAAAGCGATGTAGTAACCGCTGCCATTGTTCATTTGTCATTTATCTTCATGCTTCAACGTCGGGATTTTGTAACTCGCACGGGTGGTGTGGAAAAGACGCAATCGTATGGGCAAAAAGTGGAGGTGTCAAATTCTGATTACAGAATAGCAGCCTCTTTTATCTATGCGTTAGCTGAAATTTCGCCCATTGAAGGTGATGTGGCGATAGATGACATTTGCGGAATTTACAAACAATCTTTAATAAATCTTTAATAAATTTATAATTATGGCATACACTCCTTGTACATCAGCAGTTGCGGCGAACATCGTCAAAAACTGCACCAGCCCTATTGTGGGTGGATACACTGGTCGTGGTGTTTTGGTTCCATTAGGTAATGCTCCTATCTTTTCGGTAAGTGCTTCGAACCCACGCACAATCACAGCTATTGTTATGGGTCAAAAATTTATCGCTATTGATAACGTATTCACAGACCCATTTGCTGGGACAACAAAGGCAAGCAATGGCGAAAGTGGCTCTATTAAACACGCAAAAACGTTTGCTTTTAGAATCCCGCAAAGAGGTTCTGATATTTCACGCGATATTGTTGAGGCGTTAGAAAATAGTCCTCTCGGTTTTGTTGCTGTTCTTGAAAAGAAAGACCGTGTCGGCAATGGCTCTTTTGAAGTAATTGGTTATCAAGATGCTTTGAAAGTAAACGCCGATGGTGTGACGCAAGACGAAACGGCAAACGATGGTGCTACTAAC